TGTCAGGAGCTGATGTAGCTAACTGCATTTTAGTTTGAGCTAAAGATATGCGCTGGGCCTGACTGAAAACATTCGGATTAGATACAGGTAATACATCTACCCTGTCATCAAAATCTTCCCGTCTAATACTGCTATCAACACCTGTTATACTATAAGGATATTCGTCAGGTAAAAACTCTGACATAACCTTAGATAACAACTTAAACTCAATCTTCATCGCATAATGTAAACGCTTATGTACAGCAGACATGACCCGTGAGCCCTGTTCCAACATCGCTATAGTCGTTCCTACCGCTGCATTTTGATTTCCATCACCAACCTTTAAATCTGTAATCGTAGCAAATCGCTGTCCAGCATCGACTACAAAACCCAATAAACTCATCAAAGTCTGGTCAGGACCTTTGAAAGGTAAAGACATTAAACTCGCTTTTATATCACCACCAGGGGCATCTACATCCCTAAACTCTCCCGGTTGTAACGGCTCATCATCGTCCCTGATCCGTAGGCCGCGGGCCTTGAATCCTGCGGGTAAGTTCGATAATGTACCTGCATCTATCAACTGCCTTAGTGCAGCAGTCGCGGTTCGCGAAAGACCACCAATAGTATGAATAAGTCCTAGTCCGTAAAAACCAAATCCCGGAAGAAACTTGTAATGTACAAAATATTGTATCTTCGCTTTCTTAGCATCGTCTTCTCTGTAATTCCTGCGAATCGATAGAATTTGGCCATTATCTTGTGAAATAGTGACAATATAGGGAACTTTGATGCCTGTCGGCTCACCATCCTCGTCTGTCTCTTCATAACCCTCAAGATCTAAATCAACATGACATTCTAATAAAGTACAGTCATAATCTATCTGTGATGGATACATACCATCAATGCGTTCAATCTCGTCAGTCAAACTACCTGATTCACTCTGGGCCGGTATCACAGGTATATCTCTATAAAATCCAGAAACTTGACGCTTTCTCAAATCATTTAAACTTAATTTTAAAACCTGTGTGATATTAGGACAAGTTTCTAGATCCGTGGTGTTGTAAGGTACAATCAAGTTCTCAGCAGGAACAAACTTACTAACAGCTCGCTCCAAATTCTCATCGTAGTAAACTTTCTTAAAGGTACTACCCGCTAACGGTAAATAAAATAACATCTGATCTAATTCAGGTGTATACTCTTCCATAACACAAGTTATGTAGTAGTTCATAAACTCCTTTACTCGTTGGGCTTGATCTTCTTTTGCAGGAGTACTCGATCCAAGCACAGTAGTTCGCACGGGGCCAGTTGGGGGCAACAGCTCATTGAAGGCTTGGGCTTGGAACTGCGTTGCCGATTCCGCCAAAAGCGGGTGAGTAACCCCACTCGCCCCTCTGAACGGCTGGGATCTTTCTTCGTAGCTAAACCCAAGTAATTCCAAACCATTGGCGAAAGCATCTTCCCACTCCTGTCTACCACTCTTGTTTTCATCAAATTCACCAGATAACTCACTTGCAATCCTGCCAAGTAAACCATCAGGCATCTCTTCGGCTAAGTTGGCATAGAAGTCTTCAGTCGTGCCTCGTTGATCTCGTGGCTCAAAATCAACGATAACACTTCCATCATCTTCTTCCATAATCTCTACGTCTTCTGGGATAGGTCCCATGTCAAGACTGTCTGGCATCTCTATCTCTACTTCAGCAGCTAATTCATCTTCGTCCAGCTGAGATGGGACACCCTCCATCATGCTGCCTATTGGTTCTCTTGCCATGTAATTCTCCTTTTAGGTACTATACCATGAATTTTATAAAAGGTTCAATACCTTGTGGTCCACGGTTCATGTTTACCGCTCTATCCTTCAAACTTACTACGCCGCCATCCTCTTTCATTATATCAGGATTAGTTCTCTCTTTTGGATCATTCTTACCAAACTTTCCCTTCAGGACAGCTTTACTATCTTTAGGCCTATCTATCAACATAATCATAGACAAATCACCTTTAGCTTCAAAATCATTAACATAAGGTATATGTGTAAATCCTCCCTCAGCTAACTTTTTTCTTATCATTTCAGAGTTCTTAACAGTGCTGTCAGTAACAAAATCTACAAAATCATCAGGTGGTGTCTCTGTAAAACGAAACAACTCTGACTCTGTAAAAGGCTTGTTAGTTTTAGGATTTAAAAAAGGTTTACTTAGATCTGCTTTCAAAGGCATACTTGAACCATAAGTTGTGGTGGGTATAAAACTACCACTAGCATCTAAACCTTGGTTTCCTGTTATGGGTTGCATAGGAGGACCTGTTTCTACCCCTTTTTTTAAAGCGTCTTCTAAAGGCATACCTGATCTGTATAAAGTATTAACTTCACTAGATGTCTTTAAAGCTGCAAACCGGTCTGCAGCTGCTTTCGGGTTTGTGCTGACATGTAAACCTAATGTGCTCAAAGGATCATAAGGACTAAGTTTATTCACGTCAAAAACAGTCGGAGGCACGTCTGATTGAGTGTAATGAAAAACATCTTGCGGAGTGTTTGATCTTATAAATTTACCTACAGACTGTTTCTGTCTGCCAGAGCCATAGTTACTACGCTCCCCTTTTGGTAGGTTTTTCTCATAGTCTAATCTATAATCAGTTATAGGCGCGTCTCCGGCAGCCTCTTTGATTACGTCCTTATATAAGCTGGAACCCTCCACAACAACTTCATCATAACCCTCAATAGTATTTTTAATACGATTGACCTGAGTAGGATCATCCAAAAGATTGTTTGCTATCTTTTTATCCATCTTTACATTGTAGTTTGGTATCTTTGTGTCTCTTCTTATAAGACCATACTTAGCGGACATAATAGCTAAATCTACGTTCTCTTCAGGAATACCTTGTTTCTTTATCGTCTTATACATATCACCGGTATAACGATCAAAAGCTTCCATATCCCCAGGATCTGGACACTTGTCTGCACTACACGAAACAATCAAAAGTTTACGACCCTTTTTAATTTCAGGACTGAATAAACTACCTGAACCTAAATTTAAATCGTCAGGAACAACAGACACACCTGACGTATCGCCTTCCATCTTCATAATGTTAGGGTCTATGTCAGGGCCCCCAGATGTCGCTGTCTTAGGACCCAAGTACGGAATAAAATCCTCAATCCCCTTTTTTGCATATCTAGCTACAGGACCTAATCCGGGAATCACACTTGCTACACCTAAAGTGGCCATACCAGTACCAGCCGCTGCTTCTACAAAATCATCGCTTGAAATCATCTTACCGCTTTGAGACAAAACTTCAGGCAGCTCGTATGCCGCTATAGCTTCACCCGTGCCGGGTAAAAAAGATAAAGCATCATACGCATCTTCTATGGAAGTACCTTTTTTGTCCTTAGCTTCTAAACGAGATAAAACATCTCTATAACTTTGTTGATCCTTAGCCATCTCTTCCAAGAACCTGTGCTAACTGGGCCATGAGCCGTGGATCGCGGGATTGGGTTGCACCACCTTGTTTCATAATCCGGTTCATTACCAACATGTTCCTGTCAGCAGGAACCTCCTGCATTTCAACAGTGGTTTTCTTCATTAAGCTGGAAACACCGCCGCCATCGGCGAAAAGTCTAGGTTCCTCTGGAATATTAAATATTCCTTGCATAGGTGAGCCTGCATTAGGATCTGAAGGTCCTTTTGCTAAAGCAGCTTGTATTCTAGCGTTCTCTTCTGGACTTTTTAGATCACGCTGTTGCTGCCTAGAAAGAGCTTGCTCGTAAGTCATTTCAGATAAAACGCCTAAAGTAGGCCTTGCACTTTGAAATTCAAGAGCAGGGTTCGACAAAGAATAACTATCTGGTCCAAAGTTAGATAAAAGAGGCAGTCTATTGAGCGTAAAGTCGGGCTGCGGTCTATCGTAATCTTGAGGTTTAGGGAAACCATTAGGAAATAAATCAGTTTTCATAGTAGGGGAAATCCCTATCCCTGTAATGGGAGGTCCTGTTAACTCTGCTTTCATATTTTGTATTTTTGGGGGAACGTTTTGACCACCCGTGTTGCTTCCACCTAGATTAAATCTTTCAGAAGCCATTTGGTGAATTTCCTGTATGAAAGGATCAACTTGTTTTTGGTCTATAATTTCACTCAAAAATTGTCGGTAAGAGTCTAAAGGTCCGCCGCCTGTCATAGCCAAGCCGCCTTCTCTCATATAAACTTTGTCGGATTGAGGTGTACTTAATATTCCAGAAGGATCCGCCAATCCGCCTTCAGACTCGCTACCACCGAATTCTAAAATCTTTCTTCTTATCTCATCCATAGGTTCTGCAAATTCTTCGGGAGCTGTCGTAGTATCCTGATCCAGAGGATCCAACGCATAAGGATCTTCTTCTAACATCCTTATAATTTCATCAGGACCCATATCATCTATATTCTGATTATCCATCAAGTACTGATCACCATAATCCGTACTACTGTCAAAAATAGGAATGTCTTTGTTTGCGTTGCGTACTACACTTTCAGCCATGTTCACCTCAATAATAAGCCCTTACCTGAGCTGACCCATCACCCTCTTCCCAATCATCTGTCGGCAACTGTACAAAATTACCCTGCCGATAACGCATTAAGGCCTGTGTCATGCTATCCACAAGGTCATCATACTCTCCATTTGGAAAAGCTGCAACCTCTTCTATCATCTCATCTGCAAAAGTTTCGTCAGGGACCCAAACCATCCCTGCCTCAAACAAAGGAGATACAGAATGCAATCTAGACACCTTATCATTACCTTTACTCGGTGTAAAGTTTACAACCGGTATACCCATATTCCTTAATTCATGCGTCAAAGGCAGACCAGTAGCCTTAGCCTCTATAATTACTGTCTCAGGGTCCCAATAATTATATTGCTCTAAGGCAATATTCTTTAATTCAGGGAAATCCCACCTGTCTTTTATGCTATCTAACAAAATTAAAGCAGGTTGACCCCCTATTTCCTCTGGATAAAACACGCCCCACGTCGTTATAGCACTAAAATCCGCCGTTTCACGCTTTGAAAACGCCGTATCATAGCTTTGAATAACATATTGTAGGTTGGGAACAGACTTTTTATCCCATCTCTTCCACCATTCTCTCTTAATTATCGCATTTTCTTCACCAGTCGGCTGCTGCTGGTACTGAGCATTCCATTTACTGGGCGGAATAGACGCTTTTACCGCCGTTAAATCGTCCAAACTCCAATATTCTGGCCAACAAGGCTCACCATTATCAAAAATAGCAGGTAATTCCACTATCTCCCATTGATCAGCTAGGGGATCCTTAGCCATCGAGCGGACTAACTGACCTGTTAAGTCCTTCTCTGACCACCTTGTCTGTACCACAACAATACTTCCACCCGGCTGGAGTCTCTGTCGGGGGCCCCCTGTGTACCAATCCCATGCATCTTCAAAACCATTGTTACTCATAGCCGTTTGTTCCGAGTGAGGATCATCTATTATAACTAAATCACCACCACGACCCGCTAAGTTCGAGCCAACACCCACCGCATAATACATACCACCCTTGTTCGTGTCCCATCTTCCTGACGCTTTACTGTCTACCGCCAAGCTCACATCTGGGAATACCGTCTTGAACTCATCTGTCTCAATAAGGTTCTTAACCTTTCTACCAAAATTAACAGCAAGTTCTGTCGTGTGTGTCGCTTGAATGATCTTCATGTTCGGGCTACGGCCCATCATCCACGCAGGAAACAAAAAGGATGCAAATTCAGACTTAGTGTGTCGGGGTGCCATATTGATGATTAATCTTTTTAATTCTCCACGAGCAACTCTTTCTAACTTTTCTGCAATTATTTCGTGATGTCTTCCTTGAATAAAGCTCGGCCAGATAC